AACCAGTCCTCGAACAGGTAAAACAATTCCAGCTTTCTCTAGAACGGACGCTGGACTTAGGGAACTCGAAGCGTTGGACCCTATACTGTACGCTGGCCGCTTGGCTGCGAAATCATCAATCTTAGAAACTAGGGGGAAGAAACTATATGAGATCTCAAAAACAGGGCCATGGCCATTCGATGTACAGTATTCCGGTGCTGTCCAAACACACCGATATTCTGGTGGAAGTGGAGCCGGGGGAAACCCTCAAAATTTCCCACGGGTCGGTCCCCTCCGGCAATCAGTCATTTCGCCTCCGGGGTGTAGCCTTGTTGTGGGTGACTTCTCGCAAATTGAAGCTAGATTAGTTGCCTGGCTGTCCCAGGAGCCGAAGCTGATGGCGGCATTTACACAAGAGCGGGACATCTACTCGGAGTTTGCGTCCATGGTGTACGGTCGGACGGTTACCAAACAGACCGATCCAAAGGAGCGAATGTTTGGTAAGACGTGTATTTTAGGGTTGGGGTACAATATGGGATGGGCTAAGTTTCAGGCTAAGGTAAAACAAGACATCGGGGAGGACATCAGTGAAGAAGAAGCCCGTCGGGTTGTTACGCTCTACCGTGAAACGTATTTCAACATTCCTAAGCTTTGGCGGAGGGCTGAAATGCTTCTGCCCCTTATGCGTGAGGGGCGTACCAACATTGTGCCGTTTGCTCCGTTTCTTAAAATTGGTAAGGAGTCGCTTACCCTACCTTCTGGCCTACGTTTGGTATTTCCCGGACTTAGAGTGGCATCCCGCAAGTTCCGTGGGAACGAGTTCTCTAATGAATGGGTCTATGACCATTTCATTAAAAGGTACGCCTCGGAGGAGTCCAAGATATACGGCGGAAAGCTCGTCGAGAACATCTGCCAGGCGCTCGCGGGTGAAATTTGTAAAACGGCCATAAAGCGGGCAGTTGACGCCGGTGTCAATTGCGTGGGACAGGTGCATGACGAGATTTTAGCTGTAGCAGAACGGGGATTCTCAGCTGAGTATGCGAATACCCTACGGGACGCCATGGAGCGGCCCATTTCTTGGATGCCCACTCTAAAGCTGCGGGCCGAGGTAGGATACGGTAAGACGTGGGCGGAGGCGAAAGGATGACATTTACAGATGACGATTTAGACCGGTTGCGAGAGGACGGATGGAATTTGGCTTGTTCTACTTCTGACCATAAGCCGCATTGCCGATGCCAAATAGACGCCATCATCGCCCGCCTGGAAGCGGCGGAAGAGGCGCTTGATACCTTCGATAAACAGTTCCATGGTTACGACGATGAAACATTGGACGCATATAAAGCCTGGGAAAAGACGGCGGGGAAAAAAAATGGGTAAAAAACAATTCACTGGAAATGATCGGTTCCTCATGTTTCTTTGCAAGGATATTCGTCGCCGATGGATGCAGTATGGGGAGAATAGGCCGTACAGCCTACTGTCTCAGAAGAACTATACTAAATGTGCCCTGTGCAAATCGCAAGCTACCGAGTGGGACCATGTGGACCCTGTAGGAACTAGAGCGTATACGATAGAGGAGCTTGTCCCATACATTAAGCGTATGCTCTATGGGGCGTGTCAGCCGTTGTGTACTCTGTGCAACTCGAAGAAGGGGGCCAAGAAATGAATTGGGACAGGCTTATAGCGGTCGTCTGTATGCTGCTGGATGCCGGTATCTTGTGGATTCTAATAGAGGAATTTCAGTACGATAAGATCGCCTACGAGAAGGAGCTATACCATAAGAGGGTCGCGAAGAAGAAGCCCACATTTGAAAATCTAACGGTCGGGGAGATGCGATGAGAGCCTATATAACTAGTTTCTTCTGGGGAAATGCGATTATTCTGTTCGAGGTCGGCAAATGGTATGCGGCTAAAGAAATTTTAAGGGGGTTCGGGAAATGAGGATAGAGATAAGAGAATTGATCCCGGTACTCGCAAAAGAACTAGCGCACTCCGACGATGAAATGCAAAGCACATTTTTCAATGTTTTTTCTGCCGAGCTACAGATATCGTGCCGGGGAAAAACTGAAACACAGTTATGTTATCTGTCAGACAAATTAAACCGCGATGGGAAGTACCTTGTAAAAGAATTGGCCGAGTTCGTTAATCTACGTCTTACCTCCGAGGCTAACGTATGAATAAAGTTTTAGTGTACGACATCGAGACAGCGCCCATGGTGGCCTACGTCTGGGAGTTAAAGGATCAGTTCATTGCTATCAATCAGATTGTCAGTGACACGTATCTGCTTGCATGGTCGGCTAAGTGGTTGGGCGAACCGGCTTCGAAGATCATGTACTACGATCAGAGAAATGCTAAGGATATGTCTAAGGACAAGCCGATACTGGAGCCACTATGGAAACTACTAGACAGTGCGGATATTGCCATTACGCAGAACGGACAGAGTTTCGACAGTCGTGTTATCAATGCCAGGTTTATCATGAATGGCATGAAGCCGCCCAGTCCCTACAAACATCTGGATACTTACAGGATCGCCAAGCGCGTAGCCAGGTTTACTTCCAACAAGCTAGAATACTTGACAGACAAATTGTGCACAAAGTACAAAAAGAAGTTGCACCACAGCTTCCCTGGTATGAGTCTGTGGAAGGGCTGTCTGGATGGCGATATTAGGGCCTGGAATGAGATGAAACGGTACAATATCTACGATGTTCTATCCACTGAGGAACTATACGGAAAACTCAAAGCATGGACACCCGAGTCTATGCCAAACGTCCATAACGTCGCATTCCCCGCTACTGATTGCCGGGTATGTGGACCGGGGACGAAGATCTGGCATAAGGGGTATGAAGTAAAGAAAACAGGGAAGTTCCATCGTTACCAATGCCAGGGCTGCTTTGCCTGGACTACGGGGGAGAAAATCAAATGAGGATTAAAACGATAGTCTTGTCATTGCTTCCCGTCCTATTGTTTGCATGCGTCATAGGGGACAGGACGACGGAGAAAGTTGCTAGGAACTCGGCACAGAAGGTCGTTAAGGTTGGCGTGGTTAGCGAGGATAGGGAGGGTTGTGGGTCTGGGGCCTTTATTACACGCGGGGGGCTAATCCTTACATGCTACCACGTTGTAAACCATGGTAAGTCGACCAAGATCTATATAAAACTCGATAGCGGTAAGGTATATAGAGGCGTGGTTGTGGCTCACGATGAGAAGGCCGACCTGGCCCTAATCGTTACTGTCTTAACGGATGTTCCTTACTTTGAGTTGGGGGGAGATGTTAGGAGGGGACAACAGGTTGTGGCTTTTGGGTCGCCACTTGGGATGCAACATACGATCAGCTTCGGGTGGGTTGAGAATATTATCGACGGTAAAATAATCCATAGCGCCTCAATCAATCCGGGTAACAGTGGCGGGCCGTTAGTGGACATGGATGGGAGTCTGGTTGGAGTGAATCAGTTCGTGGTAGGGCTAGATCCGTTTCATACGGCCCAGGGGATGGGCGGGGCTATTCCAATTAAGGAAGTTAGGGAGTTTTTAAAGGGGGCCCGCAAATGGACGAACTAGACTACATCATTATGATAGGAATCATTTCGTTGTCCATCGTGGTGTATTATATGGTGGTTGTTTGTGTATTTACACCGTTTCTTTAGGGGGTAAAGTGAAACTATCGGTATGTTATAGGGCGGAAAAGAATACGATGGGGGAGTTTATGGCGGAGGTAGGGGAGCAGGTAAGAAAAAGAAAATGGAAGATGCTCCGCATGGTACAAGCATACGGAACTTTGTCTAACGTGGTCCAGTTGACAACCTATCCGGTCAAGATGTTTGTTTATGGGCCATACCTATTCGAGTTCAGGTGGTACGCTATAGTCGAGGGTAAGGCCGATAAATCCGAGATATCGGATAGGGGGCTGCATACACTAAAGCCCGCTCCGTCCTGGGACATCTGCGCGGGGGTAGATAATTAGTAAATGGTTAAGGTAATTTTCTCTTTTCGACCTACAGCGGCCTGTATCATAGGGAATAGGACGGAGAACGCCATTTTCGACTGTTCGACGGTATCTTGAACGCGTTTCAGGCCGACTAAAATACACCCCTTGCTGTCTTCGGGAAGGTTGCCACAGTGGATCTCGATAAAATCCCTGCCGGGAACGTTCTTAAGGATTGGTAAGGGGTGCCCCGCGTGGGGGGAGTCGTAAATCTCTATAGGATACTCGCCTACAGGTATCGCCAACCTGCCATTCTCAAGAGTAACGCAATCGAACCCATCCGTAACCAGATGTCCAAAAACACCGTCTATTGTCTGATCCAGCCTAGTGATTTTTATAATCATGACACGAATGTCCCATTTTCCCACAGCGGGAGTCCCGGCTTAAGCATAACCTCTGCCGGGAGCGTTCCACCGTCGCTATCCTCTATCTCGAAGTTGAATAAACAGGTTCCACAGAACGTAATCAAGTATTTCTTGCCCTTCTTCCCCCTAACTATTTTTTGTAGGTCCCTTGTTGACTTCTTGCACTTGGGGCATAGTTTCATTGGGATTACCTATCCGCGAAAGAACCTCTGCACTATAGCCGATACAACCAGGGCCACAAGTGCCCAAAATGACTTTTTCAACCACTTCAAATCCGCCCTGATCTCGCCGGACTCCTCGAAATGCTTTTCGACGGCCGCTTCGATCCGGTCCATTCTATCACTTAGTTTCATATTATTTCCCTTGACAAACTACCTTATTGGGTATACTCTATAGTGTACACAAAGACATAAAAGGAGATACTACCATGATCGAATTAGCCGCGACGATATTCTGTTTACCGTTCATCATACTGGCGGTTTGTTTCGGCGTTATCGCCATCTGTTGGATTATCGCTATTCCCCTCATGATCGGGAGCGCGGTATTAAAAAAGATACCAACGCCTATCTTGGTTATCCTCGCGCTGGGGATACTAATATCGCTTATGACCTATTGCGCCTGATCCTGGGTCATGGCGTTGTAGTCGGGATGCTGAAGGGATAGCACATAATGAGTAGCCGCAACCCCTTGGCTCCCACCGTCCTGAAAGGCCTGCTGTAGAGCGGGGGCATATTTTCCAAGTGCGCCAGGATTATTTTTAATTGTGTTAACGATGGTATCCACGGGCCCGGTATTCGTTAAGGCCCCATGTACTGCATTTAGGCCCTTGGACGCCAACCTATTTCCGCCGAGATCAGCGGCCTTTTGAGCGATAGCCGTTATAGGATTAAGACCCCCCCGGCTGACCGTCTCCCGTACAAACCCCCGAGCCATAGCGGGTTGCAGATGAAAGGCCCCGGACTCGTTGTTAAGGGCATCTAAATAGTCGGACGCCTTATCGGGTCCGAGACTTTGAGCTATTTCGGCATCATTAGCCGCGCTCGCTTTCTCCGCGAAGTCTGTGAAGGCGTTTTTAGGCAGATTTACCCTGTTCCCGGCGGCATATTTATTTAACCCCGTGATCCCTTTGGCTATATCGGCATTCGTAGCCCCTGGGGGTTTAATCTGGGAATTATCGAAGGCCACAGAAGACCAATGCTCCCCTTGTGGCCCGCTAACCTCTATCCCATCGTAACCCGCCTTTTGTAAACTAGTGCGCAAAGCAGCGGGGCCACCTTTCTGGGCCGCCGTCGTTAGATCGACGATGTTTGTTTTGAAGGGATTATTTAAAGTGACATTAAACTGGTTGACATTTTTTCCGTATGAACCGGCCTCCTCAGCCGTAGGGGCAAAGAAATGCCCCAGTTTATCCACCGTTTCCCCTTCTCGCCCCGTTCCCAGGTCAAAGCTATTAAAATCGGCGTTAGACCCATGATATAGAGATTTAGTGTTTGGTCCCAGTTTATTTGCGATATTACTGACGGTATTTTGTGCTACCGGAACGTCCGAGGCCTCGCCTGAAAAAACATCGGGGTTGACAGCGTTATATTTTGGCTTTATGGACGCCGCTACATTATCTAGCAGATCGGGGGAGGCTTGACCGGCCTCTTGTCTTAGGTTCCCAATGTTCTGGCCCTGTTGTTTAATGTAATTTGCCAGGTCTTCTCTTCGTCCTCTTCCTGTGCTGATAAGATCGTCTAACCCAGCTTTCCGGGCCACATTAGCGGCGTTCTCTACCGCCTGTGGTCCTTCGACTAAACCCTTATCACCCATCAATCCACGGATCTCTTTTGCGCCGGTCCCAAGGGACTTTAACAATTGGCTATTCGCGGTTTCTTGTATGGATGGCAGTATGTTGGGAGATATGGCTTCTAATCCCGCCCCGACTCCTCTGGCCGCTAATCCGGCCCCTAGTTTACCCAATCCGGCTACCCCTTGGACCGCCATGGCGTCTTGAACGCTAACGTCCTGTAAACCCGGCTCGTTTCTTACCTGTTCTTCCGTGGCTAAGCCAGGATGTTCCCCCGTGTAAGGCGCAGTTGGAGATTGTCCTTGATCTGGGCTATCCAACGTGTAACCGGGCGGTAACGACGGGGGAGCCGCGCTGTCAAGGGTGTAGCCGGGGGGAAGATTTACTGCCATGTTTGGCCACCGTCTGTCGAAGTGATCTTATGCCCCATTGAATTTGTCGCCGTCATAGGCTGGCCCGGTTGTCCCCCTGCTACTTGCGCCTCTAAAGCCTGCGTCCCAGGATCTCCAATTACAGCATCCGTAAGCCTTTTAAACATCCCGCGACCCGCTAATTTTCCGGCCGCCCCTAGCGTGGCCTCTCTGCCTTGATTTGCGGCGGTAACGCCAATCCGCTTGTCTTCCAAAGCCCTCGTGGCCTCGTAATTCGCTTCCTCCGCTTTGTAGTGTTCGCCCGTCATATCTATCGTTGCTTTCTTCAAGGCAAAGTCAGCCATTGGACCCATCATCTTTAGTACCATGTTTCCCGGCATAAGGCTGCCGACGTTCATACCCGCCCCTCTAGCCGAGGCGATAATGGATCGGCTCATAGGGGATTTAGGATCGGCTAACTGTGCCTCTTGGTTGCCCTGTAAATCCTGCAACTTCTGTTGACGCTGGACATCCATAGCGCCGATTCGATTAGCCGTGTTCTCGGTCGAAATACCCCTTGCCTTGTCTTGGAAATCAGTACTTTTTCCGCCTAGGGCCGAAAACGCGTCGCCAATACCGCCGATTCCCTGGGCAATAAGGTTACCGGGAGAACGTTGCTGATCTAGGAGTTGTTTGTATAGGGCTGCCCTTTGATCTGATCCCGTATTACCATAAAAGTCATAGTTAGTGTCAGGGGCATGGTTAAGCGCTCCTACCGTATCGGTTAATGAGGAGTTTTGAGACTGGGGAACGTCTGGACCCGGTCCCTCGTCCGTCGGCGGTCCCGCAGGAGCGTCCATAGGACCAATGGGGGCTGGAATGTCCGTAGTATCGATCATCTTGTGGAGTGCTTCTCCGCCGGTCGAATAGTTCCCGGCCTCTTCTTTCATTCCCCTTTTCTCGTTGGGGTTCTTATCGCCCAGCGAAGGGGGCTTGTTACCGGCTTTAATCCCTTTTTCCCATTTTGGGAACGTGCCGTTATCTCCTTGGCTACGGATGAACTTTTCATGCAAATCGTCGATCATTTTTGCAACGGGTGACTTCTCTTCAATTGGCTTTTCCATATTAGTTACTCCCCGAGGTCAATCGAAGCTCCAAACCGTTCGCTTCAAGTATCTTTAATGCTTCTTGAAATGATCCGACCGTTGGCGACAATCCGGCCATATCCTGGGGCTGTTGGCCGCCTTTAATGCCCTGTACGAACTGTGCGGCCTGTTGCGGGGCATCCGGGGCCTGGGCTACAGATCTAGGAAGCACAATCTCGTGCGGAGACAAATTAGCCGGTACTGTATCATTTTCGGTAGAGTCTACGCCGGGGTCCATCTGTGAATCATCCCCAGGGACACCCCCACCGGCCATCATACAAAGGTTGTGATCGTGGACTTCTCCGCCTTCCGCGTAGCAAGTTCCACCATGGCACATATTCGGTACTTCCCCTCCGTGGGCGGCGTTATAACCGTCTGAGGCGGTAGTTTTATTTGTCGCACCGGCTACTGCGGGAGCAGCCGCCGACGCTCCGCCTGTCATATATGCGGCCCCAAGCTTTGCACCCGTTCCAAGTAGATTACCATAAGCGGCGTTCTGATTGTTCTGGGCGTTTTGCGCCATTTGACCCTGATTCTGGTAGGCGTTCGCTACCCCTGTCGCCTTCTGCATCTGATCCTGGTAAACGGTCTGGGGCACCGCTGCATTGTATTGCGTTCTTTGATTCGCTAGATCGGTATTTGCCCCCGAGATGCCCTGCGCGTTAGCCAGATTCATCTGTTGCGCCTGGTTCGCTTGCTCCGTGTTGTATTGATTTGCTTGGCTCTGCAATTGGCTGTTATACTGCCCAATCTGCTGTGCCGCTTGTGCCTGTGCCTGGGACATCTGATTCGCTTGGCCCTGTAAACTAGATCCGACTGTGCCCTGTTGGGCTAGAGCGTTTAGTCCTAGTTGGGCGTTATTCGCTGCGGCATTAACCGCACCACTATTCGCGGTATTGGCGTTAGACTGCTCATTCATCAATTGATTCATCAAATCCATTCCGCCGCCGGAGACATTGCGCTCCTGGGCGTTTTCCATAATCCCGGATCGTGCCGCTTGCATAGCCTGGTTCGTCTGGTTAACGTTGTTGAGCAGATTCGCCTGGTTGATCGGAGTAGAGCCGCCGGCCTGGGAAATACTGCCTAACTGCTGTAGAGCGGCCTTCTGGGCATTCGTGCCACTTTGATCCGTGGCATCCGTAATCTGTTTATAGGAATTGGGGTCGGCGCTAATCGCCTGATATTGCTGGGGAGTTAAGACGCCAGCCGAGACATACTTTTGGAGCTCGGGTAGGGTTAACTGACTGGCGTTAGGAACCCCGATTGCTTCAAGGGCGGCAACTGCCTTTGCTGATTCCGACGCCCCCGCGCCATTCTTCATTCCAAGAAAATCGCCTACTCCGCCTAATATTCCGCTTGCCATGTTAATAGTCCTTTATTTCTTATATTGGTCTGTCACTTTCTTACCGGCTAACGCGGCTGCTGCATTGGCAGCACCGGCTACAGGAAATACTGTTCCAGCTACTTTCCCAACCTTCCCTGCCAGGCTGCTCTTGCCCGCGTCGTGCTGGGCCTGAGCCGCCCCGGACGTTTGGTTAGACATGGCTTGTGCGGCGGCTCTTTCTTGGTCCCCTAGGTCTGTAGCCCCTTGAAGCGCCCCTGCGTAATCAAAAGTATTGGTAGCGGCGCTGGGGTTGTACGTACCCGCAAGAGAGGCCAGGGCAGGATTAATAGCCCCACCTGTCGGCATTTTGCTACCTAAAAGCTGTTGGATGGCGTTCATCTGAGCGTATTCCTGGGGGCTCGCAACTGTTCCCGCTTGGGGAGCTGTCCCAGCGTTCTGGTTTAGATACTGCCCGAGATCCGTAGTTCCAGTTGCAGACATATTCCCGAAGTTAGGTGCCGTCATATATTGACCGGTATTAGCCCTTTGTTCGGCGGCATTTAAAGCCCCGTACTGATCCGATGTCATGCCTAATGCCTTAAGTTGATCCGGATTTAACGTACCGCTGTTAATACCGGCAAGGATATCCTTCTGTTGCTGTGCTCCCGCTTGTTGTGCTGTCGTGGCTGCGGCGGTCTCGTTTCCTATTTGGTTATTCAGGTTAGTGTAGGCTCCGTTAGCCCCTGTAAACGCATCCAGGGCACCCTGGGAGGCATTCTGAGCGGCAGACTGTCCCTGCCCTATGGCGTTTGTTATGCCTGTCCCCTGTGAGTTCAGATAGTCAGTGAGGGTCGAGTACGGATCAGCGGCTGCCTTGATGCTCCCCATGGCCGTTGGACTTCCGCCAAGGAGCATGGTATCAAGTTGATTGACGCCCTGGGACGCCTGGGGGCCCTCTAGTTCCTGGGCGTACACATTTAAACCGCCGGGCGTAGTCGATAGATTTGCGTACTGTTGAGCGTTAGCTACGTTACCCTGTTGTGTGCCCTGATCGGCCCAGCTTGTAGGACCGGTATAGGTATCGTTTAGTTGTCCCTGAAACTGCGACAAAGTGTCGGGATTGGAAGCGGCGGCTGTAGGGTTAGCGGCGACCTGGCTGATTAAATCGGAGTTTGATTTTGTGTATCCCTGATTCACTTGGTTGATTACATCGTTGGCCGACTGATTGATGCCGCCTTGCGTTTGGTTATATTTGGTCGATAGATTTCCAGCGACATCCGATCCCATCTTTGCACTACCAGCCTGGTTGGCATCAAGATACGACCCAACATCCGTATACCCCTGGTTCGTCTGGGGTTGAACAGCAGAAACGGGGGAAGCCGCTCCCGGTGCTCCTCCGCCTACTCCTGCGCCTTGTCCTGCGCTTGCAGACGCGCCCGCTGTCCCCGATATGCTAACGGGACCGCCAGCCGGGTTTTGTTGGTTAGGGTCTTGGTTATCTTGATTTACTGTTGCCATATTAATATACCATAAACGTTATTGAGTACGAGTGACCCGCTGTCAGGCCATAGATAGCTCGTACAACAACATCCCCATTTTGTGTACCTGGTAACATCTCGCAAGCAACCGGAGCGCCTACAACAACCCCGGATAGATCAATACAGTTTAGGATCTGAACGCCAAGCGGCTGATAGCCCGATGGGAGGGCCACAAGAAAAGCTACCGTATCGGTTGCCGGTACCCCCGTTGACTTAATTGTGAGCACCTTGGTAGGGTTCATTATGTTATCTTTGAACGTGATACCCTTCGCGAACGCCGTCTTTAGATAGTCAGTAATCAGGTTTAACTGGTAGGTAAGTTTGTCTGCCCATTTCGGGGCATCCTTACCTAAGTCCTCTTTCAGTACCCGCGTGAATAGGGGCTGATACATTACTTGACCCTCGAAGACACATACACGTAGAAGAAGTTGATACCCGTCAAGGCAAAGTTAGATATGGCCTCGTTATGCACGATGGAGGGTGTGAGCCAATGACAGCGGGCAAGGTTACGCGGGACGAGAGTCCTAGCGACCTGGGGAATGGTGCCAGTCCCGCCGAATGGCTCCTGTCCGAACGGAACCTCCCCAAAACCCAATCCGTTAATAGGATTTATAACGGTCGTCTCTTCCGTCGATGCAAAGTCAGATGAAAACCCGAACGTAAGATTAACGAAGGTCGCCTCACGAAAGAAGGCCTCGAAGTCTTGGAAATGCTTAATCCAAGCAAAGTTCCCCCCAATGGGGGTGTATTGGACTCCCACGGATATGGGATTGTAGAGTGTAGCCGCCCCAGCGACCCAGGCAACCGTTTCTGTAACGGTAATATGGGTGCTATCTGGTACGTCGAGAATGATCGACTTGCCAACAAAGCTACCGGTTATATCAACTTGATACACCGTGCTTCCAACAACTGCATTGACCGATGAGGTTACGGTAATTGATTTTGCTAAGCTACTAACAATGGTAAGAGGGAATTCAAAATCCGCGTAGTCAAATATAGTCCAGCTCTTTCTTTCCTGGGTGACTAGGCTAACGTCCGGTCGCATGAGATACAGTTTATCATCCGGTTGCAAAGACACAATACCCGCCGTAACCGTGATCGGCCAGTTTGTCCAGGCTTGAGTGAGGAAGTTGTAAACCCATATCTGCGTTGGCTTAGTGTCTGTAGAATTCGTTGGGCAAGCCAATGCGAAATGACGGTCGCTCTCGTACCGGATACCAAAAGTAGCCGAGGCAAAATGAGTAAACTGTGCCGAGGAAAGAGTTATAAGATCCTTCTCTATAGCTCGTGACATAATAACGGCGCCACTGTCGGACACCGCTACGACGCCTTGGTTCGTCATGGCCCAGATTTGATTATTGAGCAAGACGGCAGAATCTAGCGCCGTCAAGATAACCGTGCTATCGAACAGAGATACTGAGAAATTCGTTATATCCGTGCCTAGGATGCGGTAGATCCCGTCCTCTTTGAACACAAATATTGAGTCGCGGAGGGCTAGGACACGGAGGATCGCTTTATCGGAGGTTCCCACTGGGATATAATTGCCCACTGGGACGGCTTCGGGTATTTGCACCTTGGACACGTAAATGTAATGCTTATTGATATTGTTCGTTGAAGAATACGTAATACCCGTAGATGGGATCTGTGGGGAGTACACTGTACCCGCTGAACTCGTAATAGCAAATGCGACTCCACCTATGCCCCGTTCCTGTAATGTGATCTGCCCAGGGAGAGACGTATAGCCGCTGGTGTAGATCGCCCAATAGACGGTATTCGCTGTGTACGAGTTTATAACGTGGACCAAAGAGCGGGCTGTGTCATCGATGTTCTGTCCTACGGTTCCGCCGGTAAACGCCTTGAAGATACCCGAGGCCGCCGTCTCGGTTGCTTGCGCTGTATAAACTACTCCGCCAATCGTGATCGTATCGCCATTGGCCGGGACAGCGATCATATTGATGACGGCCTGTTGCCTGGTTACCGTATTGGCGTAAAGCAAGTTTCCCTTGTAGAAAACCATGTCCTTCGCCAAAGGGGGCTGATAGTTCGCTCCCGCGATTGTCTGTTGCGACGGGTTCGTATACAGGGTCTGACCTAATAGCACATCGGGGGTCTGATCGGTATAGGTAATATATCCGTTTGATATATCTGTAGAGGATAGGGTTTTCTGTACGACGAGATAACACTCGTCCCCTGGGTCAATCGCGACTCCGCTTACAAACGCTGATAGCTTCGTCCTATAAAGCTGATAGAACCATCCAACAACCGCTGTCGGTGGGATGTACCATTTAACCGTTACGGTTGAAGCTGCCCCGGCTGCGGGGTTCGAAATGACGAGCCGCTGAGCGGGGGCAGAGATATGGAGATTGTTATTGGTATCCGTGTAGCCCAACGTCATACGATATCCTACCGTTTGGGCCACAGTGAAGAAGGCCCCGCTTACGGCATTCAGCGTAGCCGAACTATCCAAAGGGAAAGGGACGCCAGAGGGGTATAGGGTACTATTTGGAGCAGTCAAACCTATAACCCCGGTCGAGGTAGAGAAATATAAATTGCTAGATGCTTCTACCCCTTTGATCCTATAGGTAGAAGTAGGGGCCGCGTAATTCCCGGTTAGCATAACCCACGTACCAGCCGCGTCTGAGTCATACCAGAAGTTTGTACCATCCCACCCCATAAGGGTAGTATTGAAGTTGTACATCGCCTGAAAGGGGGCGGTTAAAGTAATCCCGTATTGCTTATTTCCCCTCCGGGTTTCAATCGTATCGTCCCGGTCAATTACAGCATTTTGGGCAAGCGACAACGCTCCCTCTGGGACTGATCCCAGCGGGTTTGGAAAGCTGTAGATGCCTTTAGCTTTTAACAGTAGGCTTTGCATTAATAATAACTCCCACCCGACCAGCCCCAGAGTTGACCCGAATCGAAGAGTCCACCACGGTTAACAATTGTTTGCACGTTTCCCATATCTCTCGGTTGCATGAGCTTGAGCAAGTCTTCTTTCATTTGATCTTGTTTCCGCATCGCAACTGCATGGGGCTCTAGATCAGCCATTCCTTCCAAGCATTTCGTAGCGACACACTGGGCCAAGTAGGGGAACATCTGGTATGGGAGCTGGGGTATGGGAGACGTACCCGCCAGAGCAATCCAGTCGCCGATGGCCGCTATGGCTGGGAGGGCGGCAAAGGTAATCTCGGAGGTACCAATGTTAAGATTAGTGATAACTAGATCGTCACCCTTGGAAACAAACGCCGGTCCCCCTTTGATTAAGTCCACAAGCATCGTGGTTGCCCACGATAAGGAGATACTATTCACCGTTACGACGTTGCCCGCAATATTCGTGATTTGGGCGGCATCCGTTGTAGCACACAGTTGCGAGGGCTGCCGCTCGAAACGGAAGCGTAAGGACATCGTTGGGTTAGTAACAAAGGACTTCGGAAACATTACTATATGATCGTCCTCCATATTGAAACCATACAATGTAGATGTCGAATAGGGCGATAACCAGTTGTACGTACTAGCAGTATTCTCAGGGCGTAACAGATTAAAGTTAATCTCGTTTCCGTTATCGTCCACAAGAGTCAATAGCCGTAGACCGTTAGCTACACCTCTAACGGGGATCGTGTAATTCAACTGGTTAGCTACCAGCCTAACATCTTGTCGGACAACCCAATATTCCTGTTGGACGGAGTGAACCAGGGGGACAATGGTACTAGACAGCTCATCCCCCATGAACGCAATCAGGTCGTCAGGCGTATACAGATTTTGGGCATCCGGTAGTGTGATCCGGCGCTTGATAGATGCTATGATACCGTCGACTGTGTAGTCAATCATGCTGTCTCCTGCAAATATTTGATAGCCTTTTCTAGTATCATAATATTGTCTTTTAAAAATCCTAGCGCCATATTGCAACTAGAGCACAACAGCTTTCTAACCTTTCCGGTAATATGACAATGGTCAACGTGGGGAATTATCATAACCTCTGTACAAATGGCACATCGATTCCCCTGGTCGGCGACCATCCTTTCTTTTTCTTCTAACGTAATGCCGTATTTTTGTTTTAGCGAGTAATTAGCTGAGTATCTTTTCCATTTAATCTTATCGCCTTCATAACGGGATTTCGTTTTTAATTTCGCCATAGCCGTTCTCTTATACTCCCGTTGACACGCGCGACATTGGTTATACGCATTTCTCTCTACCGTCCTGTCGTGGCCTTTAGGGCAAAGTCTTACGAGAAGGGGAGTATCCATTATTTCTGTGAAAGCATCTCATCAAGCTCTTCGTCGGAGGGTTCCATTTCAACGGAATCTTTATCAACATCAATCTTCTCTTCCGCTTCCTCGGCTTCGCTCTCGGGAATACCCGTAGCAGCCGGTTGATCGTCTTTCGACGGATCGGGCGGAAACATCTTGTCGGCTAAGCGGCTGTGCATCTTGTCGATCAGCTCGGTCAAGAGCATATTTCGCATATCGTCCATTTCATTTCTCCTTATTGTGGTATTTCCCACGCCGAAACTGTAGATAGCGGCGTGTCGTCAGTGTTATCGTTAATTGCTCCTGTTCCGTTGGATGTATTTCTAGCCAACCCAGCCTGTACTTTATACACTCTGGCGGACGTGCTGCCCGGAGTATCCACCTGTTCTAGAGTAACGGTACTTGTGTAAGTGTCTCCGTTTACGGAGGGGCCACCGATCTGCACCACTTCTCCGTAGTGAGCGATTAGGCTACTGTTACCGTACAGGTTCATTGAGATCGCCTGTCGGTTCCCGTTGGTAGTCGTGATATTGGTCTGGATACAAAACCTAACTAAAACCTTACTCGTCGCCGATTTAGGGGTGATCGTAACAGTTAAATTTGTAACGTCCGCAAAACTAGCGGTAAGGACGGTTAGGGTACTCGTGCTATTAAAAACAATATTTGTAATGGGTGCAAATTGCTGAAAGGCTACCGCGTCCCCGGAACCCGTCCCTGCGGCGAGGGAAGTAATTTTATTACTCGCCATATTGAGACCGCCGGACAATGTCCCGCCGGACAATGGTAAAAATGTGCCCAGCTGGGTCTGAATAGAGGAAGTGACGCCAGACACGTAGGAAAGCTCCGTAGGAGTGACCGCAGACGCGCTAGGAAGCCCATTGGCATCAGTAATAACTACTTTTGAGGCTGTAACCCCTATCGGGGATAATACCCCCGCAGAATTGGCGACATACCAGAAATAGGGGCTTGTAGAGGCTAATTTTGTAAACGCTATAGCTGCGGCAGCCGCAATCTGTGAGTTGACAACTTTCAAGGCCCCTAACGTGGTAACACCAGTATCGGAGATAGTGACATCCCCCGTCATAGCGACATCTGCGGGCTGGTTTGAGATGTTCCCAACGAAGATATGACTATCGGTCAATGTTGTCGATGCCCCGATGGGCGTACCATTGAAGGTTAACTGATTCGACCCGTTGATGGTTAGGGCCAGAAATCCCGTATTAGTGGCGTTGGCAAAATTGATGGTCGCGGTCGGGGAGGGGGACAGGGTTAGAACCCCCGTAGTCGGAAGCGCGTGGAGGGCGTTTGTAACGGCAGTAGACCAACCCGTAAGGGTGGGCCCCCAGTTATGCTCGAACTGCTGAGGATATGGGAAGGTTACGCCGCCAACTGTTAAGGGAACGCTCATGGTTTCACCTGTTGTGCTACTAAAGCGTCATACTCGTCTTTTGTAATATAGGTCGTCATACGTGCTGGTATCAATTCGGCTCTAATCCTGGTGACTGTATCTTGGTCCATCCCTTCGTAAGAGCATCCGTCGTCTGTATAATAGTTCATTATCTCATCCTTCGAGCATAAAGCGTAATCGGGGTAGTACTACTGGCGTTTATATTAAGACCACCGATAGTTAAACTTCCGCCCCCGTTGTCCTTCGCCGTAAAACGAAGTTTGTAGGTTGTCGCTCCAGCGATAGAAACTCTTTTTTGAGAAGATAACCAAGTTTCAGTAATAGGATCTACTGTATTTGCAAATCCGCCGAAGATTTCGGTAATAATCGTATTGGCATTGTCGGTTAAAGTTAAAAAACTAAGCGCCCCGTTAGTAGTTGTCCCAATAGCTCCGCTTACTTCTAATTCGGCAGAGAAAAATATAGACCAATCGCCAGCCGTTAAAGCGATGCTGACCCCAGCATCCGTATAGGTTCCTAGAGTAGTCGAGCCTGTTGTGGAAGTTGTTTTTAAACTCTCTATGTATTCCCCAACATTCCCCGCCGAGGCATTGTCGTTTGTCGCAGTACCGGGCAACTGACCCGCCGTAAGGGTCGCTTGCTTTGCGTTCAATTGGGTTTGAACACTAGAGGTAGCGTCTAAGAAGGCCAGGGTAGTATTAGTAACCGCACTGGCAACGGGGAGGCCGTTGGCATCGCTTTCGAGGGCTCTATTCGCTGTAATTAGGGTTAGGCCGCTAACCGTCGTGCCCGTGGCGGCATAATATGCCAATTGATACTGGGTGCCACTGCTGACTACACCCGACCCGCTAGGAGTACCCCAAGTGGGAGCCGATCCCGTATTAGCCTGTAGAAATTGTCCGGTCGTCCCGGCGGCTGTTGACGCCTCCGCCGTGGCGCTTGTCGCGTAGATAACCCCGTCGGTCGTTAGTCCCGAGAAGGACGCTTCCTTACCGTTGATCTGTGACTGGATCGAACTGGTAGCATCTAAATAGCCAAGGGTGGTAGTAGTGACGGCGGAAGCCGAAACAACCCCCGAGCCGTCAGACACTAGAACCTTACTGGCCGTAAGGGCGGCAAGTTTAGAATAAGCGATAGCGGCTGCCGTAGCGATATCTGCGTTTACGATACTGGCGGAAAGTGACAGTTTTGAGTATGCAATAGCCGCCGAACTATATATATCTGCATTGACGATAGAGCCTGTAAGGGCTAATTTACTGTACGCTATGGCCGCGCTATTCGAAATCATCGCGTTCGTAACCTTCAAAGCACCGATAGCCGTGACACCCGTGTCGTTTACTGTGACATCCCCCGTAAGGGTTCTCCCTATGGGCGTATTAGTAGAATCCCCTATCCATATCTGTCCGTCCGTCAAGGATAGAAGGGGCTGAATCGGGGAACCATTGAAAGTAAGTTGATCGGAACTGTTTACCGCTAACGGAAGATTTCCGCTATTAGCGAAGTTGCGCCAGTCTATTGTGTCCAGATTAGCTAGGCGAATGCTCCCGGTTGTGGATGGGAGTGCCGATCCGCTTGTGAAATACTTTGCAAACACACCGAACGCATTACCAAGATTAAGGTCCCCTGTGAGCGTAAACGTACCGCCCGTAGAGGTCATGGCATACGTTCCCAGGGCAACAAGGTACCGAGTTAAGGGCGGTGCCCAGTGCAAGTCTCCCTGTACGGGTATCTGGTACACCGTTCCGTGGAAGGTCTGTGGAATTGGCATTTAATCTCCTAAAAATCGTGGAGGGTTTTGAAATACAGGGTGACCCCCCGGAACCTGTTGATCTTTAGTACCCGTTGTACACAGTAACAGGTTCATCCGCCGACCCGCCGGCGAGAAAGCCACTACCCGTAACAGCGATGGGAACACCGGATGCCGTGAGGGTAATGAAGTTGCCCTGGGGGCCACCGGAGAGGGCCGTAAACGTCACAACCGCGCCTGAGGAAGTCGCGATGACCAACTTATTCGTGGTCGTATTCGCATTAACTTTAGCCGCTAAGCTAACTGCCGATAACGTATCCGTGGTACCCGTAAGGAACTGAACGCCCGTTGAAGGGGCATCATTTCCGGTAAAGGTAACGCCACCAATTGTAACCGAGTTAGTAGCCACAACCGTAGAGAACGTCGCTGTAGCAGAAGCCGCAACCGCCGCTGTTGAAACAGCAATTCGGCCGGACATCACGCAGGAAATGCCATGGATGTACGAACCAATACGCTGAATTGATTCGGGACGAAGCCCGGGGACTAACCGAAGCCACCCGTTAACCGTCGCCGCTGAAACTGGTACGCTAATGTCCAACCTGATCTTGCTTGCCATGTGTGACTCCTTTAGTTCTTTTGTGAGACCCAACTAAACTACACTCCCGCCCCCGGTTAATCGATCCGGGGGCAGGGTTTAGCCTAGGAATTCTCTACGAGATAGCGATGGGCTCTCGAAATCAACGGCCTGTAGCTTTCTAGTACGGGAAGTACTATTCGGTTACAGATATCACAGAGAATTCCGCGAATCTTTCCTGTTGCATGGTCGTGATCTACATGCCACCTACGATTCCCCGTTACTTCGGTTCTATCGCAAATGGCGCATTTCTTTCCCTGCTTCAAGAATATCGCGTCCCATTGCTCTGGGGTTATGCCGTATACTTTTTTAAGTCTCCACCGTTTTAAACTTCCGCTGAGTTTACGGGCCTCGTTATTGGCTTTCATTTTGGCCTTGTATCTCTCTGGATACTTGGCCTCATACCGTCTCTGCCAAATGCGTTGCCGCGTTACCATCAGCTATTGACTATCCCCGTGACCTTGACCAATTTAGCCACAAAAGGCGTAAAAAATGCCTGAGAGCTAAACAGTCTGAACTCATAGCCCATCCGATCCGGCACGTGAAGGAAGCCGTTATCTCCGCCAGGGAGCTTGAAGCCGATATCAGCCGCGCCGATCCGGTTCACGCCTTTCTTGGGGAGGATGAAACATTCGCCTTCTTTGATGAGGTTGTACGACACAATGTCCATCTTGCCCCCGCTGTAGAGGTACTTGATGGATTCAACGCCCAACTCGCCCTCTGTCGAATCTTCGACGAATCGACGAAGTGCAGCGATGTCGGTGTTCAATGTCGCCCATGTAGCCGGGTTCACGATGACATTGACATCACCATCGAGGCCCTTCTGCACGGCTTTCTGAATCGCAGATTGCAACTTACCCATTGTCAGATTGGCCGAGGCCGAACTGTAGGTATTCGCTTTCCACAGTGCATACGTATTAGCAATGTTCCAAAGGGTCGAGGCGGAGAGACAAGCCGCGTCAAGACCGATCATTTCATTGCCGAAGCTACCAGAGAACACGATGAACAAATCCGCGTTCGAGGCAGAGTACGTATCGAGGGCAGCAGAGTCGGTGCCGCTCATGGTTCCGGTGATCGTATAATTATCAACATCAATAGCGGTGATAATCATATCAGCCGTCGGGTCCATTTTCGTGCTGCCGTGGTACACGTCAATATGAGCATTTTCTGATCCAACCCAAACGCCGGTCGCCCACTGGCTCGCATCCAAGACGATGACGAAGTTCGTGGAGCTAGAGGTAACGCCATTCAACGGAATGCCGCCAACTCCGGTCGGGGACGATCCATAGAGCAAGGAGATTTCGAGGCGCTTCGTGATTGATTCGAGCAAGTCTTCGACAACGAGCTCGGACGCATCTTTGAATGCCACTTTGTCTCCGCCTTCCGCACGAGCGAATGCGTCGTAACCAATCTGGGCGCGAAGCAACATCGCCGAGCTGGTAACTTTCGCATCGAGGAGCGTAAGGGGCACCGGGGTCGTCAAGGTCACGAGCGCACCAGCGTTGTTGTCTGACTGGGAATACGTCACGCCATGTTCATGGGTGAGTTTCACAGCTTCGACGTATTCATTACCGATTTTCGCCTTAGACTTATAAGGGATCATCTTCATGAGTTTTGCTGTATCTGGAATAACGTTATGCAGGTCGCCGTAAACTTCTTTGAAGTTCCCGGCCAACACTGTAAATGTATCTGCTGAATTAGCCATTGTGAGTCTCCTATTATTGAGTTTAAACTACTTTAACCCAACAAGCTGAGAGGTGAGGTGGGATACCGATGCGATCTGGGTCCGGCCCTAGTTCTGGTAGAATACTGTCACTTTATGACAGGTTCTCGCTGTTGCACGTCTAAATTGGTTGCGGTGGTTGGAGTCGAACCAACTTGGAGCCTGGGTATGGACCAGGAATGTTTCCGAAACATCACACCGCGAATCTTACTTGATTACGTCTAACTGGGCGGCTTTGAAATCCGACCAGGTTTTGTATCTAGGGGCCTCTGCCTTCTTACCCTGTGGAGTTTTGACTAGCGACTTACCCTGTGCAGGGGACGCTGCCGACCGGCTGGCCTTGAGTTGCGTGAGATCATACTTCCTGATCTTCATGGCCACATCTTTACCGAGCCATTTAACGATTGCCTCGCCTTCCATCTTTGACGCCATTCCTTGCAGCCATTTCTGAGTTGAGGCGTACGCTTGCGGAAGGGCCTCTTTAGCGTTTAGGGGCTTCTGCTTCTTGTCTTGCAGGATCATCTTTTGGGCGATAGCAATAACCAATTCCTCGTCAACTGGCATGCCAAGATCCTTTGCCTCTTCGATGGCTTGAACGATCTCCCCATGAATGCGTTCCCTTTCAACGCCGATGGCGGCGTCTTTGTCGAGGCGTTCTTTGTTGGTTTTCTGTTCTTCGATCCATTTTTTGTATTGCTCATTCTCTGCCTTAAGCTTGTTGGACTCCCGAACCTCGGGGGACAGCATCGCATCTTCGGCTTTCTTGGACAGGTAGCTAGTGGACAGTTTGTCAAAGTCCACCCCAGTCGCTTGCATGAACTTAATAGGGTCTTTCTTGTAGACCTCAAACAGCTTGTTGTATTCTTGTAGCGTCTTGTCAGCTTCAGAGCGCTTTTTATCGCTAAGTTGGCGAAGCTGATAGGCATCAATGATTTCTTTGCGAGACTTTTTGACTACCTTCCCGTCCTCGTGGACATCCCACGAATCATCTACAGGAGCAACGGTGGTTTTAGATACCGGGGCGACGGCCTTCGGGTCAGTGGCAGCAGGTGCGGCTGCCGGTGCGGCGGGTGTTGCTGGTGTCGATGCGACGGGCTGATTAGCCATACTAGTTTGTCTCCTTTACTGATATAAAATAAACGCTCGGCTTTCTACTATTTGTATAGATTGTATTGTTACAGTCGGATTATCAACTATCCAGGCCTTAACCTCAATGGGATTGCTTAAATCATTTATTACTATGCTGGTGAAGTTCATTAAACAATTTCCGTTACATTGACTAAAACGGCCCCCCCTACTTGGATGGCAGAAATCGCCCCCGTGTAACCCAGGACAACCGGAAAAATATAGGGTCCAGTCACGGTCTTGTATGTAAAGGAAACCGCCGAGCAAGTTGTAGCAAAAGCTATATACAACGCTGTGACAACGCCCTGATTACATAGCACTACACTCTTTCTATTCGGATTAGCCGCCAGTAACAAAGTGGAGGCCGTCCCAACTGATACTTGGGTAATAGTGGCAGTTGTTCCAGCTTGTGTACTTATAACTGACAACGCCCCCGTCGCAGATACGGCTGCTTTATTAGAGCCAGCCGCATCTACTAGGAAGGTGGATTCAATAATCGCTTCTTGTGACTCTATAGACATAAACTCCTATTACACCATTTCTGTAACGTCAACTAACTTTCCAGACGTGGTGCAGATGGCGTCAATTTCTCCGGCCCACACTGGGACCTCAATGGTCGTATTGCTGGTACTGACATGGTATGTCTTGCTAGAGGCTGATGCGCCTGCTCCGAATTTAACATCCCAGATTCCGCTTTCGAAGAATAGAACGGCTTTCTTTCGAGCGGCATTGGCGGCTAGTAGCACCTGGTTCGCGCCAGTGGAAGTAATCTGCGTAACCGTATCAGATAAAGACGCCGCGCTAACCATCGCAACGCGAAGATTTCCGGCGGTATCAATGGACAATGGACGGGTCGTACCGGTTACATAAACCGGAGACGCCGTTGTTACTGCGCCCATCTCCAACGCGCCGAGCTGTCCGGCGGTCGATGAGCCCTGGGCCAACGCGTCGGCATCGGCGGGGAAGTTTAGAACGCTAACAGTCTGCGTTCCGTTCGTTTGATTGGCAATAAGTGTGGTCAGGCTGGTTAGTGCAAGAGCCTGATTCGCCGCCGTCGCCGCGCCATTAAGCGTACCGAGGTTGGCTGTAACTGTACCACTAACAACCCAGGGTGACGTGCTTTGTGTAACCGCAACGGTGGCCGGGAAGTTACTAACGGCTACTGTGCCGCTGACCGGAACAGGAGAAGCGCGTAACTGGGTATCTGTAAGACCGGGGTTTGAAACCGCAACCGTTCCACTAACCGGTTGAACTGCTTGCCAAAACGTGCCAGAAACGGGTTGAACGGCCTGCCAGAAAGTTCCGGTAACCGGGATCGACGCATTAAGAACTGTGACTGATCCTGTAACTAAAACCGCATTAGGATTACCGCCATCAATGGGTAACGGCAACGGTGAATCAAGATTTACATCGGGGGAAAATACGGACATGGTAGACTCCTTACACCTTTTCAGTCACCATTGCGATAGTCGAACCAGAGGCGGTGACGGCTGCAACGGGACCACAATAATTTTCTATTTCTAAAATTCCTTTCTTGGGTAATTCATACGAATACAAGGCTGTCGAAACCGTAGAGTCCAGCTTGACATAAATAACTTGGTTCGTATTTTGTATTGCAAATCCTTTTCTATTCAAATTCGTACCCAGTACCAAAACGGGCTCCGTACCGATAGTTTCTGCTACAACGGTAGCCGTAGTTGATGGCGTGGGAACAAAATTAAAAGAACCAGTTACTAACCAGGGATAAGGACCGGCATTCCCTTGGTCCACCTTTCCGATATCAATGGTGGGTTCTGTACCAAGGTTAACCGTCCACGCTCCGCTCTGACTAACCGGAACAATGTTATTTACTATTACGTCGATGGGTACTTCGGTACCCTTGACATCAACTAATAACGTACCATCTTCGGTACAATTTAACGGATGGGTGTCGTTGAGATCATCCACCCCTGCGGCTATTTTGGCGTCGCCTTTCCAGGCCCCATCTCTTGTTCCCATACTTTCCTGGGAAATTAATCCCTAAGTCGTCCGTTTGGCGGGTGGACGCCTACCTATATTTTTAACGGCTTGGTTATATCTTGTTAACAGTGAGGTGAAAATTCCATCTCGCGGTGGTGTATGTTCCTGCTGACGTATTAAACGTGATAGGAGTACCGGCAATAGCCCAGATAGGAAGGGCAACTTGATTTGCCCCATCACTATGAATACCGTCCAAGTTACCCGCGAATTGAAAGTACCCTTGCGCCCCGCCCGCATCTGTCCAACGCAGGTACGCGTTTGGACCATCGCCGGTAGCGGAACCCGCGTTCACCGTGGTAGTTCCATAGAACGAATAAAGATACATTCCCGTAACCGTCGGAGTAAATACGGTTGTGAGAGGAACATCCGCGCTAACGTTCGCTAGGTCTAAGACCCCGTTGTTTGTTAGAAGGTCGTAACCAGGCAATCCAGGTGCAGCCGCTGGAAGCCAAATTTCTGCTCCAGAATTGTATTCTATTTGTCCGGGGTTGGTATTGTATCTCAAATCGTGGGTATCTTTGATCATTAAATTATGCCTCTCTTGTGATTGTAGGCGTGGCGTACAGCACCCCGCTCAAAGTAACTGTATGGGCCGAAGGGGCCGCGTAGCTGACTTGCAGAAACGCATAATCAATAACGCCTAGTTCGAATAACGCATGGTCGGTAGTACCGCCCGTCAAGGTCACGGTCTTGTTGGTAGAGAACGCCACAAAACTAACGTTGTCATTGCTGATCTTTAGCGTAATTACGTCGGTATCCCCGGCGTTGCTAAAGGTCGAATTGATCTGCAACGAGGCGATGTTCGTACCGCGCATGTCGATAACGGTCGTACCTGCTCCCGACGCGGCTGTGGCGAGTGCAATAGTGGTGATTGAAGGAATTTCCATTTTCTAGCTCCTTGGAGGTATCGCCGGGCTCGGCGTTATCATTTTAGCGTTCTGTTTGAGCTGCGGCGGCGCGTTCTGGGGCATCTGCGGCATATTGGGACCTTTCGCGGCTTGGGGCGGCCCCATTGTGGGGGGTTTCTGTTGCGGATGGGGAGTTTGGGGGTTCGGATGCTGCATTCCCGGCTTTCCCGGCGCTGTAGGACCCGCTGGGGCACTCCCGGGGGCTCCTGGGGGTGCTCCCTGAGGTGGCGGAGGCTGAATACCCATTGCAGCGGCCAAAAGAGGCGGCATTTGTAGCCATTGTTGGAAATGACCCATAATATACTGTCTTACCAGGTTACCTAGGTTCGGATTCTGTCTGATTTGCGGATTATTATTCAACGTATTGACTTCCTGCATCCGTAACGGGTGGTTATCGGTCATTTGGATCATAGGAAGTTTGCCAGAGAGCAGATCTTCCTTGTCCTGCTGGATGGCCATGTATTCAGATTGCAAATACTGGGTCTCTGGTTCCAATCTGCCCTGGTTCATAACCTGGATATACTTCATGGCCCCAGCTTCACCCTGCGGGAGCATACCGTTCTGCAAGAGTTGATCGGCCAGATTGATCTTCCCAGCCGTAGTATTCAGTAGGGCATTTCCAGCCGCGACCACAACACGGTCTACACCTTCAAAACTCGTCTTGTCGTAGGACTTCATGTACCCCTGATCTTCTTTCCCAATAATCAGGGCAATACGAGGGGCATCGGCGAACGCTTTAATGTCGTTAATCATCCCGGTACCGACATCCTCCAGTGTCTTGATGAAGGATTGTTGAAATCCGGCGTTATATTGCAAGGATAACGAGGCTTGCATTGCCATGGCGGCCCCAGACATCTTCTCCGCACCGTTGTCGTTAACCTGGCCACGAAGGGTGGAGTTGATCCCGGCGTAGGTTTCCATCTTCTGATTGACAAACTTCAGTAAATCGCCAACCTCTGGTGTGATGGGATTGGACAGGTTCAAAACTTCCGGCTTCCCGCCAGTCGGCCCCTGCGGGGTGTAATCAATAACCGATAGATTCTCGGACAACGCCTGTAGGCTTATGTTGGCCCCTCTAGGGTTAAGGATGCGAGTGACGCCAAATGTGGCAACGTTTGTAAGAAGCGTTGAGGTAAGCCGGTTATTGGCTTCGGCTAACGGAAGTAGACTAAATCCTACTGTCCATCCGAAAGGGTTGTTGCGGAGTTCCGCGTAGGAGCAGCGATAGACCGGCCTGGAGCTGTAGGCCAGGGGTCCATCAAACAAAATCGTATCCGCATCTAAGAAAAAGGTCTGGCGACCATCGGGTACGGCCTGGGTTCTATCGTGGAAGAACTCGAAGGTAGGAACCAAATCCCTGTGATTGACTGCCGAGTATCCGAACTTGCTATTTCGCTTGTCCGTGAGAGCCCAGGACGCGCGTATAATCTCATCTTTAAACTGGGGGTATTGGGCAATCAGATCCCATTTGTTTTGAAATCGGCGAACGATAACCCACTGACAGGCGTCGTAGGATAAGCAATCCACATCGCGGATAATATCTAGGCAAGTAAGATTCTCAAATTGCCAGTCACCAACGTGCAAGGTCTTCTGCTGTCCGTCGGCTCCCATCTCGGGGGCCATAGTTTCGGTATTAGCGTCCGGGGCTACTTCTTCCCCGATGTTCGGGTTCCAACCTTTGTAAATGAATCCTTCCCCAGCCCACAACGCATCTTCCGCGCATTGCTTTAATTTATCGTTGACCCGATGGCGTCGGGTTTCATAGTGCAAAATCTGTTGGCCTAACTTATTTTGTTCGAGGGTTTTCTCATCGCCGTTAGCGCAAAGCGTCTGCATATCGGGTGTTTGTGCGGTTGTGAGCACGAGAATATTTCTAAGGAGATTGGGGTAATCGTCCATGGATATGGACTGTAGCTCAAGCTTTTTACCAACGGGGTTGATTCGTCCACCCAATCGTGCAGAGTTATAAAAGAATGCAAAGGAGCGCCTCCAAAGGTTCATGAACCCGGTAGCGTTCAAGAATATATAATAATTTTCAACCCGGTCGAGGAGCGCGTCACCCAGTTTGTCTAGGGGTTCATTTGCGAAGTATACGGTGCTCTCGCCCTCTTTATATTCGCTCATTTACCAGTCTCCTAAATCAGTATCTTCTATCTCCGGCAACTTATCATCCGTGCCAGGTTCATTCCCTGCGGGGAAAACTTTAGACCACACACTCTCGTTCGCCTTACCGTATGTTCCGTGCATATCTATATTTGTGAACGTCGGGCTACCTATGGGTATGGGATTCGAATTAAACCATGGCTCAAACCCCAGGTTCATGTATATGAGCGAGGCCAGGGCGTCCATGTGGCCTAGCCCGATCTCTGAGCGCCCGAACTCTACTCTATTCTTGTCCCAAACACCGTTCTTTAAAGTCTGAATCAACAACTTACATCTTGGATGGACTATTAACCTACCTGCTTCAACAAGGAGATTAAGTCTGTTAACCATTGCGTGAAGCTCAAGTTTGGCCGCACTAGAAAAAGGTATATTGTGTGTGATGTTGAGATCAGCCTGAATATCGGAAATATCCGAGGTTCGGAGTACGGGAGACTGACTTCCCCAAAGATTACGTTCTTTAACTTTAATTGCCGAGGACAGCCGTAACGTGGTGAACTCAGGCCCGGCAATTTGAAATTCATCTTCGATTACAAGGGTCGCGTTAAGGTAATGGTAGTAGCCAAACAAAGCAACCGTGAGATCATGCTTTGTACCCACATCCAGGGACACAGCTTTATGAAAGAAAGGATAATACTGGTCATGCTTTATATCCTTTACATATTTATCGTCCCACCCAGGAATAATCGTCTTATCCGGGTTTCGTAGGCCCCGCTCGGCCATGTACTCAATGCGCCAATTCAACTCGTGCGCGGGGGAGCGCCAGCGCTTCTCTTTCTCGATCCAACCGCATTCTCGTTTGAACTCTTCTATCTGGTCCGGCGGATACCCCGCCTCGTGTACTGTTGCATGAAAGTAATACCCACCCAACTCCGCCTCGGTACAATATCTCTGATCGAAGGGGTGTTCAACATCAGGTGGAGTGGAGCCAAGCTCCAAATCACCATTCCCTTTGTTCAGGGCGGGCATTAAAACGCGTTCTATAAGTTCAATTAGATAGTCGTGGTAGGCACCTTCGTCTACGGCGGCCTTCTTGAACGTCCCCCCACGAATATTGTCGAAAGACTTCTGGTTAGAACCACACACCATTATGCGGCTTCCGTTAGGGAACTTATAGACTAAATCTGCTGTGCGAAATACCGGTTTGATGCGCTCAGGACAATCCTTGAATGCCCCCCGGGCTATAGGTTCAAGGTACTCTGCAACCTTTCGTTGAACTGGAGCGACGAATACTGAATCGCTGCCCGGAAAGCGAAGAGCAGTTTCGACGCAAGAAATAAATAACTTAAAAGACTTACCCCAACCACGGCCACAACAAAACACAAACTTACGAGTTGTCGCTTTGCAGGCCCTACGGGCATCCTCGAGTATCCTTTGACTTGGGCGGAGCAGGTAGTAAAGATTTCCTTGACCCCACGCCTCGTCTATAGCCCTAGCTTTTAGCCGAGGGTCCATTGTTTTCAGCTTCTAGGGCCTTTAACAATACACTAGTTTGACGAGCATTTTCAACGCTTTCCGTAGGAGTGGACTTGGACAACCCACCCAGCTCTTTCAACTGAACTTTCGTGCAAAGATACGGTAGAACCTGCAAGAAAAAAGATAACAGATTTCTTTCAGGGTCGGTGAGAGTGCGCTCTTTGATTATCTTATATAACCGCACGAAATCGCCGCCCCAGTTGATATTAGCGTTAGCCAATATAGCCGGGAGCAGCAATTCGGGCTTGGACAAAGAACGCTTAGGGCGACCGGTACCGAATTTGTTACCTGTCTGGAACATTAGATTTTCGGCTCCTTGCCCTTAAGTTCGGCGGCCAGTTTCCTAGCGGTAAGCTCTTTCATGTCCTCCGCCGTCCGGGCCTTGGCCTCGGGGGCGGATGGAATACCGGTCAGATCTTCCGGGTCGCCATTGTCGTATTTATAGGCATCAAAAGCGCTAGATCCCCCCATCTTAGCCAAACAGGATTCACTGATGATTCTCAAATCCCATTCGTGCACAATGGTCTTTTCAACAATAGCGCCAGCTTTGATATAAACCTGTTCAACGGCATACAGGCCCGCGAACGGATGGCCCTTCGCTGCCTTAACCAATCTGAAAAATACAGTCGTTTCTTTACCTTTCGTTATCATCGTAAACCCCCACTGGTAGGTCATTCAGATAGGCGGAGGGAGAAGGTAGGGCCTCTGCCGTTCTGTTCATTCCGAGGGAGGTTTTGAAAGATGCTACTTCGTCTTTTAACTTTTGCATCTCTAATACGACTTGTTTCACTGCACCGATATGGGCAGATTGCTTCTCTAAAGTGCTAGTTCTATCCAGAAGGGCCTGATACTGTACGTACGTTATAACAATTTTCTCTGGGAATCGCTTATCCAGCCATACCCCGAGTTTAACCAATAACCTGATCATTCTTGTCCTCCATACGGACATTCTGATATGCTTTAACATATCCGTCCACACTAGTTTGATATGATAAAGTATATCTAATCCTACTAGATGAATGCTGAATCGCGCTGAATACTCGTACCTTTTTCTGTTCCTGGGCCGAGGAGTTATGCTTATTTCGCATCTTTCTCGACCGCAAGGGCCATATGCTCAAGCAAGTTATACGCCTTCACAACGCTGGGGGCCACATTGCCCGGGAAGATACCATTAGCAAGCAACGCTTGAATCTCTCTCAGGTCTTTAGCTGGACTTTCTTTAGGGGCTTCCGGTACCTTAGTGGGTTCAGCAGCCTTGGGTTCAACAATCACAGCATCTTGGACAACAGGGGTTTCTTCCATACTAGAATCTCCTTTAATTTACCAGGTGATAATGAAACTGCCTGGGGTTGTGGTGCCGTTAACTCCGTAGCCTAATTGAATCAGTTCATCCATCAACACTTGCTGAATCAGAACGGACGCCGTAGACACAACCACTGTAGCCGTAAACGTATCGGCATCAATAGCGGTATTGATGGCGTTTATGATTAGCACCCGTTCGTGCAGGTCCGCCGGTTCACTTGACGCCAGGGCGTGCGCTTCTTGTGCATCAACTAAAACGTGCTTAAATTCCATATGATTTACCTCTGCCAGTTAATAGTAAAGCTTGAAGCGCCCAGCGTATACCCATAACCCAAACGATGCAACTCGTCGAGCTGGGCAAGGAGCTGTCCCTCTGTGGCCGATCCAGTACTAACCGCAGCGGTAACGCAAGGGTTACCAACCGGAGTAACGATCTGGGTGGCAATAGCAGACAAACAGGCGGCCTTGAGGATTGCGCCCACGTCCGTGGGGTTCTTTGTCAATTCTGCGGCTACCGCCGCGCTGATAACCTGTGCCATATTAGCTCCACCTTATGATCCAGCTACCGGGGGTAGTGGAATCATCAACGGAGTAACCGATCTGCTGCAACTCGGCCTTAAGCTGCTGAGCGGCATCGACCAGGAAGTCAGACACATCTACGGTACAAGTGTACGCCGGGGTTTCCATCGTAGCCAGGATGGCCGTAAGAACGTCCGACACGGATTCCCGGTAGGCGGAAGGGACATTATACAAATTTGATAGTTCGTGAGAATTGTAGAAATTAAGCATTATAGCCCCCAGGTAACTGTGAAGGTCGTGGTACCGTTGGTCACGGTATAGCCCAGCTGACCTAATTCATTGTACAAAGCTTCAACGGCGGCCGTAACGTCACTCTTGGTAATGGCGGCGGTCGTGGCGGACACATCGCCTGCGACCACTGAATCAGCGGCCTCATAGATGGCTTTAACCGTATGCAAGCGAAGAAGCACACTTGTTAAGGCCGGATTAAGATCAACGGCTTGTAGATCGCTTGCCGACGGGATTGCAACGCTCATGTTTATTATCTCCTGAATTGCTTGTAATATCCATCATTTCCATGTTAACGATTTGGCTAACATGGGGTGAATCAAAACGTACCTACAAATAAGCAAACTAAAAAAGGGTGGATCGGGCAGGACTCGAACCTGCACCTAGGCACTAAAATATACCCGCTCTACCCGTTTGAGCTACCGACCCTATAACGAAACGATGCTAGAAATAGGTGAAAAGTTTGGACGGGTCTTTTGACCATCCCCCCTAACCTACAAACCCCCTCCCTACCCCCTAGGGTCACTACGTTGATCTGTTCGGCTAGGATTGTTACAAGATACCCATTCTACTTCCGATAACGGTTATTAGATATCATATTAAATGACCACGTTGATTGGATGGTCAATAACATACATAACCTTGTAACTTATGCATCTCAATCGAGTTACGATCTATCATACAGTTGTATGACTGAGTGCGTTTGTACTTAGGCGACCACACCACACACAACGCATCATTCACAATCCATCTCGACTATAACCCATCTTGCGACAACTTGTGACAACCGTTACTTATGCGTATCCAAGTAGTCTGCTAAGCGCCCTAGAAACTATCAACCATACTCAATGACATTAGTCTACGGTTGTTCAGTACCTTGCTTACTACGTTTGATCTTGCTTAGGAACCTAGATCCAATTGAACCAGGTCTATCAAATACCTCTGACATTTCTACTGGACTAACCTTCGTATATTTCCATGTACTATTATTCTTGAATGTCACAAGTAATTCTTGCTTGCTACTGTCATACTCATACGCTTGTATGATACTACTCTTGACTATCTTCTCAGCCATACCTTATATCCTTATGTACTTAAACGGACGAGCTCGCTATCGCTTGAGCTCGTAAAGTCAACGGAAGCAATTAAGACTAAGCTAGTCATGTATCTACTATTTAAACTATTTCGAGCAAAGAACGAGCCACTAGGTATTATTATGATTCCATACCGCAGTATGTGTACCTGTGCGCTAGTGGACAACGCCGGGTTACCTATCGTCTTCGCCATTATGGCAATAAAAAGAAAGCCCTTGACAAAGTCAAGGACCCATGATATGCTTACTGTATAGGGGCTAGACATTATCTTTTAAAGGTTAGCCGACTCAATGCCTGGCTCTAATGTGCCTCTACATATATACGCGCAGGAGACTAATTATGGAAGAAAACGATCTTGAATTAGATACGAATGATGAAATAGAGGGGGGCCCACAAAAATATAACGGTAAAACAGACACCTACATTGATTGTAATGCAGATAACGAACCTGATATAGATGCTGGTCTAACTTTTTTTAGTTGTGAAGGATCGCCGAGGCAACTGGTGCGTGATGTTGGAGGCGAAATAAATCCCTTGACAGAATGCATAGAGTATGGTAAGCTTAGGTTGTCAGGTAGAGAGTTAGAGGCTTTCGAGTATGTGTTTGAGAAATGCTTCTCCGTGCATAAAACGGCAAGGATAATGGGCGTGACTAAAAGCAATGTTCAAACGTATCTTGATCGGATAAGGGAGAAAATGAAATGATTATGGAAACCTGTACCGCATGTCGTGGAGTGGGCGATTGTCGCTGCCATCGTTTCGTCTGCACTATCTGTTCGCATAACTGGCCCTGGGAATTCAAAGATCATGAAACCGATGGTCATATCTGTATCGACTGCGCGGATGGGGGACACAATGGATGAGCTAACGTTTGACGACTTAGAAAACAGGTACCAATACTTTTGTACGTACAGAGCGTCAATTGTCGATCCCTTAAATGGCTATGTGAAGGAGTTTTCTATATGAACGATTATCAAGCAACAGACCGCCAAGGCAGATCCGTGACTATCAAACAACTGCCCCATGATAGACTTGTGTTTGTGTTCAACGATGGATGGACTGAAAGACGTGAGATAGTGTCAATTAAATATTAGGCCTTGACAAACAGGGGAACATGGTGTATACTATGAGTGCACAAGACGAACCCAGGAGGACGCCAATGACCCTTGCAAAGCGCTTGTTGAACCATACCGAAGGATTCAATGTCTTATCGACTCGGGCTGAGATCGAAGAGTTGGCTTATGTCGGAGTGCAACCGCTGCGGCTGCAATACCTCAAAGGCTCTAAACAGAAAATGGGCCAACCGTATTGGAATCTGCTATCCCCACAGCTCCCCGGCTACAAACTTTATGGGGGGATGAACGGTTACCCAACCTTCGGGTTGGACACGTTAAAGTCTAAAGGATTACTATAATGCACAAATGCGCGCTATGCTCTGAGACGTTTAATCAGTTTTTTCTATACACGATGCACAAAGAGAGTCACAAGATAGCTATCAAGGATTATGGTATCAAACGCCCCTACACGAAATCGGAGTTTAATGAACTCGTGTCTCGCGGGGAGCATCGGCTAGGTATTCACAATTTCTATGGAGGGAGATAGTATGGATGAAATTTGCGAATCATGCCAAGGTACGGGAGAATGGTCACTTAGTAGGGATTGCGAGGACGGTATTACCATGACATGTCCCGAATGTGGTGGGTGGGGGTATACTAATGAATAGTTATGACGACGACCAGGACGAGAGCATAGACGCCGACGCGGAGTATCAGCGCGAACTAGTCGAGCGTGAAGCGGAGTATGACCAAGAGATGCACCATCCGCTGCCATGCACCCCCACGTCTCATATGTGGACATACATAGGCGGAGGGATGACGGTAGGGATTTATGAGTGTGCCACTTGTAGGCAGATCGAGATCGAACCGAAAGGGGACATATGAGGAGCAAAAAACCCTTGACAAAGATTCGTATCCATGATATGCTTAGTATATGGGGGACACAATGCTAGACAACATTAAGGCGTACATTCAAAAGGGCCAAGAGCTGTGGAACTTGGCCCAGGACATCGTAAGTGTGAAGGGTGGACTCTGGGTCGATATGTTCGCGATAGCCGTGCTCTTGAGACTGCTAGGGCCATTCAAGGGCTTCCCGGCTATGACTCCACAAGAGGCTGGTTTGTGGGCCGCAACGATCGCATCATTTGCTTATTCTAAAGGGGGATCAGATGGGAAGTGATAGGGGATGGTTGTCAGATCTGCTCGATGGATTCTTTGAGCGCTTAATCTTGTGGGGTTGGGGACTTAGCCGGTGACTTTCCGAGAGAAACAACTTGCGATGATATCCGACTTGTTTTATGAGCGTTCGACAACTGATGATGTATTATGGCTACGGCGCTTGGACGATAAGATAATAGAACTAACTGCAGCACTGAGGGATAAATGAAATTCCGATTCAAAATAGGTATTGCCGTAATTGTCCTGGGTGTAGTTTTCTTGTGGGGGAAATGCTCGAAAATAAAGCCCCCCCAGATTGTCCTACCCCCAAATGTCACAGAAGAGGTCACGGTAAATCCGGGGAATCATACCTTAACTGTTACAACGACAACTGGTAGCCATACTGTTATCCTTCCAGATCATGTGTCTGTTATTGATTTGGGAACCGATGGCAAGCTAACGGTTAAGAGTCCGCAGTATGGACTAGAGATGAAGCCGTTTCTTGGTTGGGGATATGAGGGTGGCGGCGCTGTTATCCTGGGTGCTGATCTGGCATATTTCAAGAAGTTAGATTTAGGCGTAGCCGCGTATGGATGGACCGGACGAGCTAAACCGGCGGTGAGCTTGAGCTATACTGTTTGGTCGAATACCCGCTTGACCGCTACGTACAATGGTGCGCCCGGCCTATTTGTCACGGTGCGATTCTGATGAAGGGCGTATGCGCGCGGTGCAACCGCTTTAAAAGGCTGTCATTATTGGACTATGTTCTTTGTGGTAAGTGCAAAACCGTAGTTAAACTTATGGAGCTCAAACGGAGGAAGCGATAATGAAACTTAGCACAGACTCGAATAATATGTCAAGTGATATCGTGGTGAACGTTGCCACAACGAAGGGGCAATACTTCAAGGGCAAGATCGAAAGCCGCAAACAGATTAAGAGTGCATATAAGAACGAGGATGGCAGCGCGAGGATGCGCGACATCTATATTCTGTCGGTCATTGATACGGATATGGACACGATGCAGAAAAAGCAAGGGAGCAAAGAGTATACTTCGGTTGACGTTGCCCCCGGCGATAAAGTGACGGTGTTTCCACCTACGCGCCTCAACAATGCGTTGAAGCAAACCAAGGATGGCGATATTGTCCTGTTCACATATCTCGGGCTTGGAAAAGCGACGGGTCGCGGTGGTAAACCTCATCAATTTGAGGTAGAATTGCTTGCCTAGTCAATCCACCACCTGGATAGATGTAAATGGAAACTATGAACCCACGAACTGCCGATGGGCTACGAGGGCCATGCAAGAAGCAAATAAGAGGGGTAAATAAAATGGGAATGATCTCGCGCAACACGGAAGCAATCAAAGGTATGGCTAGCGTTATTACGGCGACTAACGAGGAAGTTAAAGCGGCGGTTAAAGTTGAGACAAGGCCCCCGCTCGACTTGAAATCTCGACAGATCCAGGCACAAGGATGCTGGCAAGCAGCGGCGTCTAACCCTGCTCTGTTGGGATACGCTGCCGACGTTGAGGCTCTCAAAGAGGTTGTACGTACACTTGCAGATGATGGGCTGGCGTACATTGCGGAGAGGACAAAATAGATGAAACGGGGAGAATGGCATTTTACTGGCGGGTGTGTAGAGGGAGCCAATGGTAGCCGGGGGTGTTGTTTTCTTTGCGGTTACGACTATGAAGAAGAAAATTGCTGCGGCTCAGTGGCGGTTTGTCCTTGTATGGCCTTGGCTACCTCGTGGGAAGATGTGCATTACCGTAATGTAATACTGTTAATTACTCACTGGTTAGGTATACCATACGGTTACTTTTGGGAAAGGTGGTATAGTTAGATGCCCCATATTACAAACTATCGGCTCGACGGCGTTCGCTTGCCATCGGTAAGCACTATAACGGGTGTTCTATCGAAGGAAGGGCTTAATAGGTGGTATCGTAAACATGGGTTCGAGGAGTGCGATAGACTAAGCGGCGAGGCTCGCGATCGTGGCACCGCTGTTGCGACGATGTTCGAGGAGTACAGAAAGACGGGTAAGAAGCCACGTTCCAAGTTCCACAAGATTGTCCTGGGTGAATGGCTGGCATGGGGCGAAGGGTGGAAAGGCGTTACTCTCGTGGCCGAACCGCACCTAGTTAACACGTTAGATGGTTATCATGGTAGCCCGGATCTCGTGTTCTACGATGGGGAGAAATGGGCAATAGGGGATGATAAGTGTAAGGGTCGATTTGCAGACTACGGACTATTGATGAACGAACATGGATATGCGATGTGCAATATGATGCACGACACCGAGACGGACGAACTAAAGCCGGTACCCTGGAAGATACCCCTTGACAATATCTTCTTTTGGACGTATAATCCAGAGACGGGAAAGTTGTATCCGCATCACCACAAGTTCGATCCGAAGGTATACGAGGACTTCTTACAGTGTAGGCGCATGTGGGAATTGAACAAAGTGGCGGAGAAATACTTTAAAGAAAACGCCATTGTCTTACCGGAGGAAACCTGTGAGGCGAAATGATGAATCTACTCATGCAAGCGGCTTTGAGATATTCCAAGATGGGCTGGTCCGTGATACCATTGAAACCGGGGCAGAAGACGCCATTATTCACATGGTTAGAATACCAGCAGCGAAGAGCAAGCGAAAGCGAAATAAGAAAGTGGTGGGCGGATTGTCCGAGTGCAAACGTCGGAATTGTGACGGGTATGATAAGCGGGGTTGCAGTTGTGGATTTAGACAAATCGATCGGAATAGCGAACGGGATTCGACTGGCCCTATCGTCTACCTTGACATCTTTGACTGGAGAAGGCAGACAGCTTTTTTATAGATGTCCGGAGGGTTTATGCGGAAACGCGTCAGTAGTGGCAGAAAATGTGGATATAAGGGCAAACGGAAATTACGTCGTAGCCCCGCCATCAATCCACCCGAACGGAAAGCGGTACCAGTGGTTAGTTTCTGCGTCATGTGCGAATGGGCTGCCTGCGTTCCCGGTCTTCCCGTCTGCGGTGACCCCAACTGCCAAGCCTTCATCACAGCTTGGAACAGGGTGGATACAAGATGCCCTGAGTGGTTTGAAGGAGGGAAATCGTGATGCGACATTTGCCAGAGTTGTTGGTAAGTTGCACCATAGTGGCCTTGACCCTGTTACTATACGTGCTCTACTTCATCCTCATGCTGTTCGTTGTTCCTTTGCTGATCTTGATAAAGTGGTTCGCAGCATCACTCGCTACGAGCGCGAGGAGACTACGGCTGGCAACGGGCCGACTCCCAGTATTGGGACATTCCTCGAATCCGAGGAGGCAGTTTCATGGCTAGTGCCCGGGATATTCGCTCGAAAGAGCGTCGGTTTTGTCGCTGGTTTACCCGAGGTAATGAAGACGTGGTTATTGATCGACTTAGCTGTGGAATGTGCGCGAGGTGGGGGGAAATGGTTAAATCTATTTCCAGTGGAAAAGGCAAGAGTGCTATTCATCGACCAAGAGAGGTTCAAAGGTGAAACACAACGACGATTCAAGAATATCATTTCCGCTAAAGGACTTCGAGTTGATGATCTCAAAGATTCATTGTTTATCCGATGCGGAACTACTACGAGACTTGACCTCGACGCTAGTTATCGAGCTTTTAAAGACGAGCTCGAAGAGTTGAGACCGGATCTAGTTATCGTGGACTCATTCGCTACGTTTCATGTGGGGGACGAAAATGATAGAATGGCAATACAGGGAATGTTGGAACGGGTTAAAGTATTACGTAACGAGATCGGGTGTACGTTTCTGTTCGTGGACCACGAAGGAAAAGCCGCCTATGGCGACATTGCCAACAACGAGGCGCCTAGCGCTGGTAGGATCGTGGGAAGTATCGGAAAGGTGGCGGCAGCAGAAACCGTGCTTACTGTGCGACGATATGACGACCGCACCTCGACGGTATGGCACACAAAGAGTACCTTGTCCCAATGCGTCCCATGCTTTAATACAACCATAGCGGATACCCAGGACGGTATCGTAGTGGCGGGGGTTAGACAATGACGGTCAATGACTATAATAGTTTGACGCTGTTTGAAAAGGTTATGATCGAAGAGTTGGGCAAGATCAGAAGGGCGATTGAAGCTCTCCGTGAGGACTAATATGCGTAAATGCTTCTGGTGCAATAAACCACATAAGTTCGCTTGTCATGACATTTGCTGGCTAGATTTCAAGAAATGGATGAACTCATGACCTTCACCGACGACGATTTGAAGCGGTTGAAAGAGAACAACGAGTACCACAAGACTACCATCAGATCTGGCTATGTGCCTCTTGCGTCTGATCTTTGTGACGCTCTCCTCGCCCGCCTGGAAGCGGCGGAAAAATTAGCCGACGCTCAAAGGAGCTTAGCGGCTTGCACTCAAGAGGACTTTGACACTTCTGATGGCGATGGCTATGTGCTTCAGGAATTGGTGAAGGAAAAAGAAGAAGCTTGGCGCAAGGCGGCGGGGAAATGATAAAATCATGTGACGTTTGCCACAAGGAACTAGAGGACGAAGACGAGATTGTAGCGGCTGTCGTAACCGTCTTCCACAAGGTGCCCAGTAGCGTTGTATTTGCGATAGAAAAGCCGACGGACTGTTTGCGAATGATCCATATGGATTGCTTTGCGAGGTGCTACGATGATACGCAAGCTGCATAGATGGCTATTCGGTGACAGTCTTATCGTGTATGTCGCGTGCAAAATGACAGGCCGCGACAAGGCGGAGATGGTTCACCGGGCACAGTTCGTCGTTGAAACCCTCGCCCTATTCGGTATCAAAGGGATTAGCCCCGTACTCGAAGAAGGCGTTAAGATAGACCATGTTAAACTCATTAATTATGACAAGGAACAGGTGCGGGGTTTCTGGGCGAGGGACAAATACATTATAAGATACATATCCCATGCTGTACTATTCGACCACGCTGAAATGACATCGCTCGGGATGACGCGGGAATACTGTTTGAACAGGGGGGTACTATGGAAACCGACAGTTATTGTCCTGGCACAGGGTACGGCAGTATCAGTAGCGGCGTTCGAGGACGACAGTGTGACATTTTCAGCCCATTCGGCAGCGGAGTTTATGAGTCGGATGTGGTCGAGTCGATGGAAGAGATGGGCATGGAGAACGAAGATGATTAGACGATCATTACCAAGATGGGTGTACGATCAGATTATGGCGTGGCGCTAACGTGCCGTTCGTTGATGCGGAACATAGGGAGAATCCAGATATGACCATACCCGGCGATAGAACGTACTTGGAGTACCGCTCTATCATGGCGAGATGGGGAACTAATCCCCGCTGGACCACCGTAGACGATATTGCACAACGCCTGTGGCCCAATCCGTTCGAACGGGCATTTGCGTTGGCGTTCTTTGTGTTCTTTGCGTTGCATGTTATACCGTATGAGGTTCGTAAACAATGGCAAAATGGAGATGTGAAATGAGCGGCGACATCTATCACGGAGACTGTTTAGAGGACATGAAGCTGTTGCCCGCTAATCATGTCGATACGATTATCACAGATCCCCCCTATGGCCTATCGTTTATGGGCAAAGAGTGGGACAAAGGGGTGCCCGGTGTTCCATTCTGGGCTGAGATGCTACGAGTCTGCAAACCCGGCGCAATGCTGCTGGCGTTCGGTGGCACGCGAACATATCACAGGATGACTTGTGCTATCGAGGATGCGGGATGGGAATTGCGCGATTGTATGATGTGGCTTTACGGCTCGGGGTTTCCGAAGTCGCTTGATATCTCCAAGGCGATTGATAAGTTGAAGGGGGCGGAGCGAAAACGGGAACTCGTACCGACAAAGAAAGGCAATCTCCCCGAGCAAGCGGGACCTATCGCGCTGGGAGCTTCGGGCATGACAGATATTTCGGAGCCGATTACAGATCTAGCTCATGAGTGGTCAGGCTGGGGAACAGCCCTAAAACCCGCCTGGGAGCCGATCATCGTCGCCATGAAGCCGATAGAGGGAACGTTTGCCGAGAACGCGGAGAAGTGGGGCGTGGCGGGGTTGAATGTGGATGGGGGGCGGATTGATGCGCCGGGTAAGAAAACACCCCTAACTAGGGCCTATAGTAAGGGCCAATTCGGAGGAACACAAGGGAAGGGCGTTGAAGGCATGGTGACGACGCCAGTGGTCGCGAAAGAAGGCCGCTGGCCCGCCAATTTAATCTTAGACGAAGAGGCGGGGGCGATGCTGGGGGAGCCATCCCGCTTCTTCTACTGCGCCAAGGCGTCGAAGAGTGAGCGGAATGCGGGGTGCGAGGGGATGGAAGCTAAAGAGACCCCCCAGAAGTACGGGCTGGCAGACGACGGCGTCCATAGCGAACATAAGAATACACCGAGGGCCAACCATCACCCCACGGTCAAGCCCCTCAAGCTCATGGAGTACCTTTGCACGCTGACGAAGACCCCTACAGGCGGCATTGTGCTAGATCCGTTTGCTGGCAGCGGTACGACGGGAGTAGCTTGCGCCAATACGGGACGCAAGTACATCCTCATTGAAAAGGAACAAGCATACATAGACATTATACTAGCGCGTTTGGAGGGCAAATGAAGTGCAAAGAGTGCGACCACGAGTCAATCTACCATAACTCCTATCACTGTATTGTACGTAGGTGTGAATGCTATGCCGATCTTTATGAGGCCCACTCCAGAGGCTGGCAAGAGGAAGACGAGGAGGATAAAGAATGACCCACATCGTAGAGTGCACCTGTAGCGAATTACAAGCCCCCGGCGGATTACATTATCACGTTGTTACCGAGCATACCGAACCCATAGGAGCCGAATATGTACGAGACGAAAGATTCTGGCGAGAGAGAACACTTTTCATCGGGTATGGTCCGGGATACCCAGGCTGGGAAGCCGCGTTACGATCTTATCGACCGGACCTTTTTACGTCGTTGGGCCGACTTGATGGCGAGGGGAGCTGCTAAGTATGGAGAAGAAAACTGGCGGCTTGCGAACGACGAAGCAGCGCTCAAAAGGTTTAAAGCGTCGGCTCTGCGGCATATGTTCCAATGGTTGGATGGGGACGAAACAGAAGACCACGCGGCTGCTGTCGCATTTGGCCTCGCTGGGGCTGAGATGGTGAAGGAAAAAATGAAGCGCGGGTACTCTGACGAAGACGCTGTAGACATCCGCCTAGACCCCAGGGGGAGTAAATGCTAGATTTGTTATTTTGTGATTTCGAAACGTACTACAATAGGAAAGAAAAGTTTGATTTACGTTCGATCAGTATGACGGAATACATCCGCCATCCTAAGTTCAAGGTGCAAGGGATGGGGTTCAAGTGGGGAGAGGTCTGTTTCTTCGATAAGGAGCCTACGTATTTCCTTAGCCAAATTAACTGGCCCACTACCGCCGTTGTGGCGCACAATGTCAAATTCGATGGGAGTATATTATCATGGATCTACAATGTCCGTCCGGCGGCTTACTACGATACACAATCGCTTGCTCGGGCGGTACTTGGACCGAGCATAGATGGATATTCTCTAAGGCGCTTGGCCGCGTACTTAGGTATAGAACCCAAAGGAGAACTAAAGACCGACGGGATTTTACAATTGACGGCGGCCCAGGCCGTAGAACTAGCAGAATATTGTATGACGGACACACGAATTTGTGCGGCTATATGGAATAAACTGTCCCCCCAGTTCCCCCAGGAGCAGCTATTTAGCATGGACTGGTGCGCTAGGGCGTTCATTGAACCTAAGTTGGTTCTCGATACGGATAAACTCGAAAAGGCGGTACAGGATGAACATATTCGACGGGGTACATGTGTGGACGCGACGGGTTATTCTGCCGAGCAGTTACGATCAAACGTTAAGTTTGCCGAGCTGGTTGCGGCACGAGGCCATGCAGTATCCACAAAAACCAGTCCTCGAACAGGTAAAACAATTCCAGCTTTCTCTAGAACGGACGCTGGACTTAGGGAACTCGAAGCGTTGGACCCTATACTGTACGCTGGCCGCTTGGCTGCGAAATCATCAATCTTAGAA